CAACGGCGTCTAAAAACAAACAAGGTATATAAATGAGTGTTTCGAAAAGTAAACCAGACCAGGATGGCGGTCCGGTTATATAACCTGGTGCTTCTGCGCCAATGAATTTGACAATCATGGCAAAAATACCAACAAGTATTGCGATATTTATGGCAAATAATACCGTGTTTGCAATCATGGGAACATTATTATAAACATGCAAAATTGCAAGAATGATTCCAAGAACAATTCCGATTAGTATCGTGTATTTCAAAAACGATGTGATAAAAGGGACAAATGCTTCAAATCCCATAACAAGCAATGATAAAAGCGCAAATCCGATGAATAAGAATATGCACAAGAAAATTGATTTATTATCAGACACGATTTGGTACGGTTGTTTTGTATAAATGTAGACAACTACAGCCAAATACATGAGGAAAATAATAAGCATTGATTTTGAAACAAGTTGTACTAAAAATCCCTTTACGAAATAACTGCATAAGAAGTTTGTGATTTTTGTGATAGAGTTCCACGCATCTGTTACAGATGATATTGACATGCCGCTAAAAAAGTTATTGATTGACTCGGTTACATTTACACCTTTTACTACCACAATGTAGAGCAAATGAAGCAGTAACAGTCCGACAATTATAGACATGACAATTCCTGCAAGCTTATTTACAAGAAGAAAAAGTAAACCAGTCACGGACACTAATATGAATATGATTACATAAATAGTTGGTATATTTATTATGAAGCGCAAGATGGCTGCAAATGCGAATATTAAAAGTAGAAAGACTGAAAACAACCATTCATTTCCAATGAATTTGTTGATATAGCCATATGAAATTCCAGAAATTATTAAAATGCAAATTAAAAATATTATATATTTACTTTGTGTATTTTGTAAAATTTTTTGTTTTAGTTGTAAACTATTTGTACGTACATCGGTTCCTATTTTTGACCCTAAATTTTTAAATGATTCCCCTACGTTTTTAGCTGCATCTTTAAAATTTTGATAACGGGACATTTATAATATAATATGAAATATAAATATGAATTATGGATAGAAAAGTATATACTTAATATAATTATATATAATTATAATTATTATATTAAATAACTTAAGAACATTATAAATAGTCCATGCACTTTTGTCGCTGACTTGCCTACGATAAATAATATGCCCTACCTATTAAAAATAAATATACAACAAATAATAACCATAATATTACATACAACGCCAAAATGCCCTTAATGTTACTGTTGTAAGGATTAGATTCCAAGTATGTTGAAGTAGAATTAATAGATACTATAAATGTGAGTATGATTGATGCATGTAACAAGGTTGTAGTTTTTGGTTGATTATATATATACGTTATCAGATTTATGAATTTGTTTATAAAATTTGTTTCTTTTAAAACTAATAAAAAAAACATGACTATTCCAATTATTGTAAATGTTATATTCACACCAGAATTTTGTTCATCTCCGAATTCTTTGTCATGTCGAAAAGATACAATGACGAATGAAATCCACATTATTAAATAAATAATGATTGAAAATATGCTGAGCGGCGATGTTGGGTTGGTTATTAAAGTTCTCGGTAAAAATTGAACATATTTTGCACCTCTAAAATCTTTTGTTGATAACAAAATAAAGACTATGGTGATTATAATAAAACCTAGAAATGTTGCATTGGCAGCATACGTCCAACAAATAGTATCTGAAATATTTTTGTGACAACCTTCGCGCAAAGTATTTAAATAATAACAATAGGAGCCAAAAGCTAGCAAACCTATGCTAATTAAAATTGCCCAACCTACAGATTTACCATAAGTTGAACAATATGTGACTATTCCGGCTAAAACGGGAATGAATAACCCGGTAACGACTGCAAAATTTCTGGAAAGTTGACTATGTTCTATATTTTTCGGTTCGTCTATGTCATTTTGTGCCGCTATCCACCAATAAATGACACCAATCCATACTATATACGTAACTATTGGAAGAAAATATCTCTTTAATAGTGTTGTCAAACTATAATTTGTTATGTTTAAATCAAACCCTCTGTTATACAAGTAGCTCAAAAATATTGCAAGTAACCATGCACCACTAAATACACCACCGATCCACTTGTCTTTTATTAAATATAAAAAAATATTTATAACAATGCACGCCGTTACTAACAGAAATAACTTCATTGTTGTGGATGTTGTGGACGTTGTTTCTCCGACGGGGTTCATAAAATAAATTAAAATAAATACTATATATAATATATTATTATTTATTATATAATTAAAACTAACCAGACACAAACAAACCAATGACACAGATGACACATAATTCAATCAAAAATTTTCAAATGCTGTTTTTTTACCGTGACAGTCTCGGCACAATGCCACTAAATTATCTACTGCATTGGAACCGCCATTTTCAAGGCGAATCTTATGGTCTACTTCAAACCAACTAGGCAGTTGTCGTTTGCAGTCGCCGCATTTCCACGACTGTTGAGCAGCCACAAACTTTTTCTTTGATTCGCTTACACTTCGTTTTGTGGCTTTTATTCCGGTTCCGGGACCATTCATTGTTGTTCCGGTTGTCGCCGAATTTCCTCCTGAGCTCATCATTTTATTTATATTATATTGTTGTCGCTTAGATGTACTTGTATTAGAATTAGACCAATCTTCTGCTTCATCTTCATTTCCGTTATTGCCATTCTCACCGCTAAAAAATGTGCGTTTATTTGTCATATCGAATAATGGGGTCAGCATGTCTGCCGATTCTCTGCTGATTGGCATATATTTAATCAACTCATTCGCATGGTGCATAATTGTTTGAGAATTTGCCGGGTTCTTTTTTAAAAACAAATACATGGATAATCCGAAGAATCCAAATGTTGCCATTTTGATATACTTTCTCGCATTTGCCGTCTCCACCATTTTAAAATACTTTCCGTCATAATAAGTATTCAAAATCAATGCGGCGGTTATAATAAAGATAATGAATTCGAATTTGAATTTCATAGTGTGATATATAATAATATAATAAATATAATATTATTTATTTATTTACGTCTAGTCTTGTTTGTAATTTTTAGTGCAATCCACTTGTAAACGCCATTTTTGTCTACAGCTGATTTAAAAAACTTTCCATTGTTACCTTTTTTTGTTTTATTTTTACACTCATTTGCAGGAAAGGGTGGAGATGACCTTGTCGTATATTTTTTCTGGGTTTGTTTTGTACACGTTGATGATTTGGAAGGCATTTATTTTTTGGAATTATATTTTTATATTTAATTAATTATATAATATATAATATATTATATAAAAATATATAAAATTAAATTAGTATTTTATTATAATTGATTCCTAAATAAATAATGAATGAGTTTGAGTTTGATTACGATTTTTACTTGGAAATGTATAAAGATTTAAGACATTTGACAAAAGACCAGGCACTTCATCATTGGAAAATGCATGGAGAAAATGAGGGTAGAAGATGTAAACGTGAAATAGTGAATGAGTTTGAGTTTGATTACGATTTTTACTTGGAAATGTATAAAGATTTAAGACATTTGACAAAAGACCAGGCACTTCATCATTGGAAAATGCATGGAGAAAATGAGGGTAGAAGATGTAAACGTGAAATAGTAAATGATAAAAATAATATAACTATTATAATACACTTGTTTTATGAAAATTTATTGGATGAGTTTTTAAAATATATCAATACAGTGGGTCAAGTATTTATAAATGTGAATGTTATATTTACGTTGAGTGAAAATAGCACATTGGACAATAAACTAAAGGCTATCAATCCAAATTTTGTTATATTAAAATTTGATAATAAAGGTGTTGATATCTATCCATTTTTAGAATGCATCAAATATATGCGACAACATTTTAAAACCGATTACGTGTTGAAACTTCATACAAAAATATCACAAAATCCCACAGAAGATAATTTGGAATGGAGGAAAGAACTCATTACGCCTCTAGTTGATTATAATAATCTTTGCATTTTACAACATTATTTCAAAATAATAAATGATATTGGCTTTGTTGGCGCACAGTCATGTTGTTTTCCTAAAAATTATGATTTGGATTTTCCACAAAATATGCAAGGATTAGAAGAGCTTTGTTCCATGTTTCCACATTTAGAGAAAAACTGGACAGATTTTATTGGTGGTACAATGTTTTGGATAAGTAATAATGCGTTAGAACAATTAACAGATGATTTAATAACTTATATTATAAATAATGTTAATTATAAAGAGAAGATTTTATCGAATTTGACAAATAAAGAAATTTATATTGAATATGTTTGCGAGAGACTATTCACAGGTGTTTTATGTTATAATAAAACAAATATACTTGTGAACGAATACGCGTGCACACATAGAAGTATTGTACGGGCAAACTGCATTACAAATGGTATAAATTTTTACAGTCCACGCTCCATTACTTTATATCATCCAAAAAAAATGAATAATTTATTAAATAACAATGAATAATTTATTAAATATAAAAGAATGATTGCTCGAAAAAATAAAAAATGAATTAGTTTTTTATTTTTTTTTATTTTTTTTTTTACACGATACGACAGAAATGTTATTGCAAAAGTATTTGACTAAATTCGGGGGGTGGCATATTTGGTGTTGTGGGCAACAGTGGAATGTATGCGTATGGCTCCACAATTTGAATGCAATTGGAAAATGGTTTTGTTTGGGTGGGTGGCACGTGCATACGACCGAATGCATCATTCGTGAATGAAATCAAATCATTTGCCAGATACTTGCCGAAGTCATCCGACACATTTTTTTGCGTATTTTTGAATGTGTCCATGTGGTCAGTGTATGTGTCGCGTGTAACAATGCTGCAAGCAAGCGTGTGCTCTGTGCGAATCAAGTATGCCAGCAGAATGAAGAGGTCATCGTTCAACTTTAAACCCGACGGAGTTGTAATGAAAGTGATACCGGCTTGTTGAAGAATTTTGTTCACCTCTGGGGCATATGTCGGGTTTAGTTTGACGTTGGTGTGCGATGCGTGAATGACAACAAGTGGCGAATGCTCGCGCACTTTCAACAACTCAATCATTTTGCGCAAATCGTTTGGATTTGGCACACCATTTCGCGAGTGTAAAACGCTTCCGCCGTCAACTATAATGTCGTAGGCGGCGAAATCTGTTTGCAGTTTTTTCACAATGTCGAGAGGAAGGTGACTTTTCTTTTTTTTGTTTGCATCTTCGGCAATGGCTTTTATGACGTTTATCTCAACGACCTTCATGATTTTTTCAATGTAGTGACCGCAATTTTGAAGCGAGTAGCGACGCAGAGTCGAAGACTTGTCAAATTCAGATTTGGTGCCGCCTGCATCATGCAGAAATTTGCCGTCCAAGTGACGAAGCAAGTGTGTCAGGCCGTTTTCAATAATGAACCGAACATCTTTTTGTTCCAACACGGCAACGTCAATGTGCGTTTCAAATAATTGCGCACTGTACACTGGGTCACCTTTGTAAACCATCAATTCGAAAAAGTCGCGCTTCATCGAAAGACGACCAAGTAATGATGCGATCAAAGCGTCGTCGCGCTCTTGAATTGCAAATCGCAACGTCATGGTGATGATGCCCTTTTCATGTGTGGTCGCAATCAAATCGGAGTTGCCGTACACCATTCGGCGCATTTCATCAATGCGGTTGTTGCTTAGTGCTTGATTCATGTCTCTTTGAAACAGTCCAAGCTGTTTTTTTGTCATTATTTCTTTTTCTCCTGATGGTGTTGCTGGTACTTTTGCTGCTGCTGCTGCTCCCGTCGTCGTATGAACAGCGGAAATCATGATGTCTTGAATCTTGTAAACTACAAAAAATAAATATATACATTTTTTTTTCAATTTATATTTTTTTTTGAATACTTACACACCTTTTTACATTTCAAATGCCGATATTTTAATTTTGTTTAATTTAATTTAATTTTGAATAATATATAAAGCATCTCCCCACCCATGTATTGTCATATTTGTTAATACTCTCTTAAAATTATATTGGAGTAAAAATGTATCAATATCGGTAATTAATCCACAATTTTTGTATAATTCTTTTTCATTAACTTCTAAATATATTGCTTTTGCATATTTTATAGATTGAGTAGCACCTTTTAATGCCATAAGTTCTGCTCCTTGAATATCAAAATTCCAAAAATTATATTTAGATGCGTCAATATTATTTCTTACAAAAAAAGTATCAATAGTAATACTTTTAAGATTAATTTTATCTACATACACAACACAAGGATGTTCTTGTGAATGAGTACCAAATTCTAATACACTTGATGACTGAACGTTATTCGAAACATTAAATATAATTTCTTCATCGTCTTTGTCTGTTATTACAGTATTATACACATTTGGTATTCCTCTTTTTTTTGCTTCATTTACTTTTGAAGCAATGGCATCAATCCATACAACATCTTCTAGTTTTAATCCAAGTTGATTATAAAAGTTTATTTCTTCACAATCATGAGCACCTATGTGAAAACTACCAAAAATGTCTATATGGTTTTTTAATAAAATCTGTTCAATTTCTTTAAAATGAATAAGCATTGTGTGAAATATTATATAATATAATATTAATATTATAATTTTGTATTCAATACGGATTGTACTTATTATATATTATTATTATATAAAGTTAAAATTATAATAAAATAAAGGGTTTTTATAATAAAATATAAATGAAAAAAGAGGATGATAAAACAAAAAAAGAAGAAAATAAATATTTATTTTACACTCAATATTATTTGACCGCCGGTGTTTATCATGTGGTAAATGTTGTAAATAGTATATTGAATTATTCTGCAACTTACTCGTCTGGTGTAAAAGAATATTTAGAGGAAAAAGTACAACTTCAAAAAACAATAATTGATGAAATAGTCGCAGATGCAAATAAAAAAAAGTTTGAATTTGACGAGGATGATTATGTGATAATAAAAATGCGAAAGGCGGCGGTAGTGGTTCAATCAGTAGTTCCACTTCCAGCACCGGTTCCAAATAAAACATTTGAAAATAATGAAAATATAAATAATATCAATGGGGGGATTGTGGATGAAATTGTCAATGACATTATAAACAATGCGGTTTTGTCCGCAACTGTGAACACAATTGTAAATGACATTATAAACAATGCGGTTGATATTGTTGCTGCTAGAAATTCATCTTGCGTTCCCTGTGTGGAATCACTCAATCATCATGACGATGATGACGGAGTGCCTCATCACAAAAGTTCTATTATCACCTCATCGTATTATGCACAATTTGTGTAAACTCATTTTAGTGAAATGAATTAGTAAGAGACGCAACTAATTTATTAACATTTATTTTTTTGTCACCATTTGCCATTATTATTGTGGTAAATATCGATAAAAGTCTTGTGAGAAAATTGAAATACTTTGTTTTATTTATGTACGCGAGCATTTCAGGTTCTTTTATAATTGAAAAAAATACATTGTAGCAACACATGGTTCCCCATATGTCGCAATTAAATATATAAACTTTAGTAAAATATTTTGCGTATTGAAATTTTCCGGTTCCAGCCTCCTGGTCAAAATCGGTAAAATGGAATAACACGTCTGTAATATATGCGGCTGCGTATTTGTGGTATGTGTCTTCAATAATTTGGGCTTCATAAGCTTCTTCATCAACGTTCGGGTTCGAGTCCATGTATTTTTTTTGAAACGTGTACGCGGCGATAAAAAATCGTTCAACATACGAGTAGTGCCCAATGTCTTTAAATTTTAAATATTGCGAAAGCGCAAACGAGGAAAGTTCTTGTTGAAATGAAGGAGATGATGGATTGTTGTGCGTTTGTAAAAACTCGCTATAACTCATCATAAAATCGGATGTAAAAATGATGCTGCTAAATGGATTTGATATGGAAATATACCTATTCATAATTACTTCTGGAATGGGGTCGTGCGATGTAGATATTCCTGATATTCCCCAGTCAATGATTGTGGGTTTTGGGTTTGTTTTTGAGAGACTAATTAGAATGTTATCTTCTTTAATATCATTGTGAATTACACCCATTTTATTCATTGGGACAATCGCGTTTACAATAAGTTCTGACATTATCTTATTTAAAAGAATGATTCGCGCACTTGTCAGCCGTGTATTAAATAGCCACTCGTTTACTGAGACACCGGCGTTCGGCATATTTATTAACCGCAAACTATCAATATTTGCATTTATATTTGATTCATTTATTTCATGACTTGTGAAACTTGTGCACATGTTGTCGAATCCTTCCAGATCGCGCTTTGATATTTTTGCAGGCGAACAAATTTTCGATTTTGTAAAAAGAAAATACTTGTGTGATTTTGGAATACTCTTTAAAGCATTATAAAATAAATGAATGTTATCCATCTCCATTCTTGCGTGTTGTTTTAATAACAATTTTGATATACCCATCTTATCATAATTATTCCTTCGCGTGTTATTTTTTCTAATTTTATTTTTAGATTTACATTTCAATTGTGGTTTGAATACGCAACTAAATCCTCCTGGATATATTGGAATTCCTCCGCTCATTGAATATTTTCTTTTTTTCGTTATTGACATTTGATTTGATTTTTATTTATTGTTCTGGTGAATTTAATATTTGGTTTGCCTATATTTATACAAATATTAAATTAATATAAAAAATTGAAATAAAAAAATATTGTAAATACTATTTATATCAAAATATGAACAACCAAATAACTGAAGATATCAAAAACTACCTTTTGGAACATGGACAGTTGGAGGCTCAAATGGTGGACCAACCAACCTATCGTGACAAAGTGTGTTGTTGGATACAGAAATATTTAAGTCGTCATGAAATTCATCTCCCTCCTCAAAATTAATTTGACTTACTCATATTATATTTAATAAATCCCAAAAATACCATTACAATAATGACGAAGACAACTTTTTGCCAATGTTTATATTTTTCTCTCGCCACAACGTGTTTAGGTTTATAGTTGTTGTAATAAATTTCTAAAGCACTATGAAGTGATATTTCTTCTTTATTTAGAGAAACATTGATTCGATTGTGCATAAAGTGAACCCACTTGATAAACGAGTCTCTGCTGTCGAGATAAGGAGTAACTGGAAATGCGTCTAATAATTTACTAAAATTATTGCCGATTGCGCTGGATGGCATAAACAAAGGTAAATTTTGAATAAATTCGTAGTATTTTTTTTTTGTAACATCATTTGGATGTTTAGGATAGGACGTTGCCATTGTAAGTAACACAAACCAATAGTGTGGCCCCCATACGTTGGAGTCTAAACTGTTTATTGTGTTTGTTTTAGTTGTCATATTTTTCTAATTAGTGCGTTTTTTTATCTTTTTTATGTTGTGTGTTTGTATTCAAACAATATAAAAAGATTTCATCTTTTACATATAACTAATAACCAAGAACAGTTGAAACAGTTAAGATAAGATAAATATGCAAAAATTCGTTAATGATGGAAACGGCAACAGCAACGGCGGCAACGGCAACTATTGTAATAACTGTGGAAAAAGTGGTCACATATATTCAAATTGCAGCGTTCCCATTACAAGTATAGGTGTCATTGCATTTCGAAACTCTAGTGAATATGAAAAAATAAAAGAGGAAAATAAAAAAGGTGAATGTGAGTGTGAATGCAAACCTGAAAATAAATATGAATACTTGATGATTCAAAGAACTGATAGTTTTGGTTATGTTGAATTTATTCGCGGAAAATATTCACTGTATAATTGTCAGTATATTAAAAATATTATTGATGAAATGACAGTATATGAAAAAAATAACATATTAACGAAACCGTTTAATGAACTATGGTCATTATTATGGGGAGAGTATTCTGGAATACAATATAGAGGAGAGGAGCAGGTTTCAAAAAATAAATTTGTACAACTTAAAAATGGAATTGAGATGTCGTCGGGTGTAAAATATAATTTAGAAACTTTGGTTTCTTCGTCTACAACCAAATGGGAAACAGCAGAGTGGGGGTTTCCAAAAGGGCGCAGGAACCATCAAGAAAAAGATTTAGATTGTGGATTTAGAGAGTTTGAAGAAGAAACGGGATATGATAAATTTAGCTTGAAACAGATACATAATGTGATTCCATACGAAGAAATTTTTATCGGGTCAAATATAAAATCATATAAAAATAAATATTATTTATCATACATGAGCAGAGACACAATTCAAAAAAATGAATATCAAACATCTGAAGTAAAAAATATGAAATGGTTATCGTACAAGGAATGCATGGACATTATTCGACCATATAATGTCGAAAAAAAAAATATAATCACGAGTGTAAATAATACTTTGAATAAGTTTGTAATATGCGATATACTTTGAACATTTTTTTGATATAAAATACAATTATAATGGGTATAAATCTATAATATATTATTTGTTTATATTATATTATAGATTATTTTTAGTTTTATCAATCAATATTTTTAACATTTATTATGGAAAGTGAATTATCAAAAAAACAAATAGAACAACAAGAAGTTGTGGGAAGAGAGGGAGCATTTTGTAAATACAATGAAGCAACCGAAAGGTGTGTTTACAATACGGATGCGAATGCGAGCGCGAATGATGAGGAGTGTTATAAAACCGAAAAAAATCGGTGTGCTTCAAAAAAAAAGAAAATGAGGAAAATTAAAATAAACCCGAAAAAGGCGAAAGAAGTCCAAAGTCCGGTTGTTGCTGTTGCTGCGACTGAAGCATTTTGTAAATACAATGAAGCAACCGAAAGGTGTGTTTACAATCCGGATCTAAATGCGAGTGCGAATGATGAGGAGTGTTATAAAACCGAAAAAAATCGGTGTGCTTCAAAAAAAAAGAAAATGAGGAAAATTAAAATAAACCCGAAAAAGGCGACAGAAATACAGGAGGAAAAAGAAAAAGAAGTACAAGTACAAAGTCCGGTTGTTGCTGCTGCTGCTGCGGCTGAAGCATTTTGTAAATATAATGAAGCAACCGAAAGGTGTGTTTATAATCCGGATCTAAATGCGAGCGCGAATGATGAGGAGTGTTATAAAACCGAAAAAAATCGGTGTGCTTCAAAAAAAAAGAAAATGAGGAAAATCAAAATAAATCCGAAAAGGGTGAAAGAAAATACTGTTGAAGAAATAATAACTGATAAGATAGAAGAAGTATTACCGCCAGTAAAAAAAAAAATAAAAATTGTTCAAAATAAAAAAATAAACAATGATTTTCTTTATCCGGATTTAAATGATGAAAATTTTAATATAAAAATATCAGAAAAAAAAGAATTCTATGATACAATGAATACTGAAAAAATATACAGAAATAAAGAACTTATAGAACATGCTGATAAAATGTGCAATGCAACATATGAATTGCAACAACATCAATATTTTGTAAAAAATTTCATGTCATTTCAAACACCGTATAATAGTTTACTATTGTATCATGGTCTAGGTTCTGGGAAAACATGTTCTGCCATTGGAATATCTGAAAATATGAGAGATTATTTGAATCAAATGGGAATAAAACAAGAAATAATTGTTATTTCAAGCATAAATGTAAAAAATAATTTCAAAAAAGAATTATTTGACGTTAGTAAATTGCATCGGAATGAATCAGGGAAATGGACGATAAGTGGGTGTACTGGAAATAAGTATTTGAAAGAAATTAATTTACAATTATTCGACATTGACAATGAACTTGGTAATGCGGTAGAGGAAGAAAAGATTAAATTAAAAATAAAAAAACAGATTGATAAAATAATAAAAAAATCATATTTATTTTTTGGATATCAAAAGTTTTCATCGATTATAAAAATGTTGATTAGTGGAGAAGGAATTATACAAAAATCTAAACTCGTTGAAAAAGGGGTCAAAGGCGAAGAAGAAGAAGAACTAGGCGAAGCGGAAGAAGAAGAAGAAGAAGAAGAACTAGGCGAAGCGGAAGACGAAGGTGAAGCGGAAGACGAAGGTGAAGCGGAAGACGAAGGTGAAGCGGAAGACGAAGGTGAAGAAGAAGAACTAGACGAAGCGGAAGAAGACGAAGCGGAAGAAGACGAAGCGGAAGAAGACGAAGGTGAAGAAGAAGAAGAAGAATTAAAAATGAAAATAAGTCGTGAAGGAATCAAAAGGCTTAGAAAGTATTTTAATAACAGGTTAATAATTATTGACGAAGTTCATAATTTAAAATCTAATAATAAAGATGCAGCTTATCTAATTAATCTTGTAAAATATGCAGAAAATTTGCGGTTATTATTTTTATCAGCGACACCAATGTTTAACGACCCGAAAGAAATCGTCTGGCTTTTAAATTTAATGCGAATAAATGACAGACGCCCTCGCATTCATTCAAGTGACTTGTTTGATTCTGATAATAATCTTTTAATCGTTGAAGGGAAACAAGTGGGAAGAGAGTTATTGAAAGAGGCATCTATTGGATATGTATCATATGTAAGAGGTGAAAATCCGTACACGTTTCCATACAGGATTTTCCCGTCGCAATTTTCTAAAAGAAATGCACTAAAACAGCAAGAAGTGTATGATGGAGAAAATAGAACAAGAGGGAGCATTTCTTATCCTAAAGTTACCTTCAACGGTAAAACAACCGTTCCTGGATTAGAACACGTGGATGTGTATGTTACCGATATTGGAAAACATCAAAATGATGTGTACGAGAGAAAACTGGGAAGAATGGAGGAGCACGAAGTAAGAAGGAGGAATGTTGGGGAAGTTGGAGGTGGAAGAGGGGGTGGTAAGGGTGATGGTTTGGGGGATGGGGGGGATATGGACGATTATATCGCGATAGGAGACATTAGTGATAATAGTGCGCTTTCGGGATACACCATTAATGATTTGATTTCATTTCGGCAAATATTAAATATGACGTACCCATACAAGAACGATGACGAAGAAGATTTAGAATACACGTATGGAGAGAGAGGTTTGTTAAATGTTATGAAAAAAGAAAAAGGTCAGTATGCTTACAAAAACTCGAAACATCGGATATTTTCACCGGAGCATGTTGGAGAGTATAGTTCGAAAATCAAATCCATCTGCGATAATATTGTTTCAAGTTATAATAAAAAATCGCCATCTAAAAGTTCGTTTTGCGAAGGGATTGTTCTGATATACACTTATTTTATCGAGAGCGGGGTAATTCCAATGGCGCTTGCATTAGAGGAGTTGGGGTTTACAAGATATAAAAATGAAAATACATCATCAAAATCATTGTTTTCAAGTGCTTCTTCTATAAAATCAAATGGGCTAAAATATGCATTAATAACGGGTAAACAATCTATTTCTCCAAACAATGACGTTGAAATTAATGCACTTCGTTCTGATAAAAATTTCGACGGTTCGAAATGTAAAATTGTTATTATTTCAAAATCAGGGTCGGAGGGCGTTGATTTGAAAAATATTCGTCAAATACACGTAATGGATCCGTGGTACAATATGAGCGCAGTCGAACAAATTATAGGTCGCGGAGTAAGAACGTGCAGTCACAAAAAATTGCCTTTCAACCAAAGAAATGTTCAAATTTTTCTGCATGCAAGCATTTTGGGAACAGGAAAAGAGTCGGCAGATTTAGCAATGTATCGTTTTTCTGAAACAAAAGCGGTGAAAATGGGTGTGGTTAGCAGAGTGCTGAAAGAATCTTCTGTTGATTGCATTTTAAATATAAATCAGGGTAACTTTACAGAAAAAAATATTGATACCGAAATAGAGTTGACATTGTCTACAGGAGGTAATATTATTTATAGAATAGGCGATAAGCCATTTACATCCACGTGTGACTATATGAAAAGTTGTCAATACGCGTGCACTCCTGATTCTAAAATAAAAGAACAGGACTTTACAATGGGAACATTTAATGAAACATTTATTTTAATGAATGTTGAAAATATTATCAGAATAGTAAAATCTGCATTTAAAGAAAGGCATTTTTACACCAAAGAAGATTTGACTCATTTTATAAATCGTATAAAAACATATTCGGAGCTACAAATTAATTTTGCACTCACGCAAATGATAAATGATAAAAATGAATATATTTCTGATTATTACGGGAAATACGGAAATTTAATAAACATCGGTGATTATTATCTTTTTCAGCCGGTTGAATTGAATGATAAGATGATTAGCGTCTTTGAAAGAAGCACCCCAATTCCTTTCAAACGTGATAAAATAAACGTGAAAGCATTAGAAAAGGCGGTTGTACGTGAGAGAAGGGGTGAAAAAGAATCAGAAAATACGAGTCGAGAATCTGAAAATGTGAAAAATATTATTTCAAGTATATCATATTCATATGATTTAGCTATAAATACATCATTGAGTAAAAAAATAAAAAATGATATTGCAGATGCACAAGATCCTGCGTTGACATTAATTTTAGGCGCAATACCCATGATTTCGAGAGATAGAATTTGGTATATTTATTGCAATGAAATGATAAATGTCATTGAAAGAGTAATAGATTTGGACGAAATACATTCGTATATTTTTATTCACATAATGGATCGGTTAACATTTAGCGAAATGAATTCACTCATATTAAATTTGAATAAGATTGAACAAATTTCAAAAAAAATAAAAAGTGAAGCTGTTTTGAACACGAAGATACCATATGAGGAAGCAAAATATGCAGCAGATGTTTATGCGCCGACATGCGCTAAGAATATATTAAAGTATTTCAGCCAGTTTGTTACAAAGACTCAAGGTGATTCTGATGCATATTTATTTGTTCCTTTGAAAGATGGGTCCGCGTCTGCATCAAAAGGCGTTTCAATATATTATAAAAAAAATCAACTAGACGAATGGAGCGCATTTGACCAAAGCGAGTTAACAAGTGACGAGCGTAATGATTTGATGAGTAAATTCAAAATTGATAAAATAAGTTTTGCACAATTTGTGGGATTTGCGCAATCTGTAAAAGATGGCGTTGCATTTAAAATTAAAGAAAATCAAAATCGAGGAAGTGTATGCAGCGCATCTCCAACAAAAAAACGCACACTTCAAGATATATTACAACAGTATAATTTTAAACAACCTATTGAAATACCTCAAAATCTTACTCAAATAACATATTGCATATTGCAAGAAATTATTCTTCATTATTATAATGGTATCAAGTTGAACAATAAAAGATGGAATCTTAATATGGTCGAAGCGATATATTCTGTTTAATTGTTTAATCATAATTTAATTCGTTTAATATTATGAATTAAATATAATGTAATAAATAAAAAAATTGAAAAAAAATATAGATAATAAAGAATATATAATAGAGTATATTATATATACTATACAATGTCGTCATCGTCGTCATCGTCATCACTTATACAAAAAAAATCATCATTATCAGCATCATCTGTCCAAGTGGAAGAAAATGAATTGTATTCGAAAACGGTTTTGACAACTAGGGTTGTTGTTCCATTTATTCTAGTTGGTTCGAATGTGGAAACGACAATAAAAAATACAATTTCTGCAAAAATGGAAGGTAAGTGCATTGTAGAAGGATATGTAAAGCCGGATTCTATCAGCATTATAAAGTTTTCGAGCGGGACACTTGCAAGTAAATATGTAGAATTCGAGGTTGTTTTCGAATGCAGCATTTGCTGCCCGGTTGAAGGCATGCGAATCTGCTGTTATGCTAAAAATATCACGCAGGCAGGTATACGAGCATTTACAAGTTTAGATGAAAAGAAGTCGCCGGTAATTATTTATGTATCACGCGACCATCATTCATCCAATTCATACTTTAATTCGGTGAATGAAAAAGATTTTATTTGTGTTCGCGTAATAGGTCAGCGTTTTGAGTTGAATGATAAACAAGTGTCAGTGATTGGTGAACTCATGCCCAAGAACACAGAAATTGTAAAGAAAAAAATTGTAATCAAAAGGGCGACTAACGCCCCCATTTAACCCTCCTCTACAATTGGCAAGGGGTCAGAGGGGACATGCTGTCCCCTCCCTTCAAGTGAGAGATGTTTGAAGAAGATTGGTAAAGTTGTCGTGCGTTGGCTTTGCTTCAAAGTCGACAACATCTCCAGGTCCTCGTTCTAATTTGAATGTGGGATATCCTTTGACATCGAATTTATCTGCAAGCTGTTTTCCATCTGAATCTTCATCACAGTCAACACTTTTATAAAGTATACTATAGTTTCCAACCTTTAAATTTTGGTTTTTGTTTACATATTCTTCCCAAATGGGTTTAGCTGTTTTACAGTGTGGACACCAACTTGTTCCAAACATGTAAAGTGTCGCAGTTTTTTCATTATCGGATGGCGGAGGGGCGTTATCTCCCATACCAGATGCGTACCCTTCTAATGACGAGCCTAAATATGAACTGACGTATGTTTTGTATACATAGACACCAATCCAAATAAACAAACATGCGATTAGCAACATTACTACCAGGTGTCGTTTAGAATATATTGTTTCCAACGTTGTTTTTACAGATTTTGCTGAAATTGACATTTTTGTATTTGTTATGTTATTCTGTTATTCTGTTATTTTGCTATATATAATAATTATACAATAAAATTATTTTACTTACGAATATTATTTTTTAATTGAAAAATTTAATATTCTGTTAATATAGTGATTATAACATTATTTATATTATGACGAATGTCTCTGAAAAAATGAAAAATAAAACAAAAAATAAAAATGGCAAACTTATAAGAAATCAAAATAAAAAAACAAAAAAAAAGTCATCGTCGGCATATGTATTTACTAAAAATGATTATAACAGCGGAGACGGAATGCTTACATCGGTATGGGGTCCTCCAATGTGGCATTTTTTACACACGATGAGTTTTAATTATCCCGTAAATCCTACTGCGGAAGATAAAAAACATTACTCTGATTTTGTCTATAGTTTAAGGTACGTACTACCGTGCAAATACTGCCGAATTAATTTGACTAGTAATTTGAAAGCAAATCCGATTCGCGAGTGCCATTTAAAATCAAGAGAAACATTTTCTAAATACATATACCGTCTTCATGAAATTGTGAATAAGCGACTGGATAAAAAATCAGGATTGTCTTATTGCGACGTTCGCGAGAGATATGAGCATTTTAGGTCAAGATGCACAAAAAATGACCCTCCTCCAAAAATATTTAATTTTGCAAAAAAGAAAGAAAAAGGATGCACCGAACCGCTTTACGGACATAAAGCAAAATGCATTTTATCCATTGTGCCACAAACAAAAGATGTCCCATCCTTTCATGTAGACGACAAGTGTATTAAACATAGAGCGGATGCTGTACATGACTAATTATTCATTTTTTAATAATTAAATAAAGAATTTCAAATTATATTTCATTTAAAAAGATGAATATTATAATATATTTAAATTATATATTTATATTATAATACCAACGACCAATTCAACTATATCAGGTATGACAAGTAAAACAGACAGTATTTTATTTTTAATTTTAGCATTATTGCTCGCGCTCATCGGTTCGTTCTTTTTTACACCGGTTCGAGAGAATTTTGTGTCACATCTTCTTCAACCTGGACAATTTCCAACCAGCATAACGAAACCGTTGTTGCAAGGAGACTATCCTCTTCAAAAAGGCGGAGGAGGATTATCGGATTTAGACAGTAGATCCATGTCGGCATATTATCCCGTTTTTCCAAGTAGTTATCTTCAAAGAACGAACAATGTTCGATACTGGGCAACACCGAACAACGGCACATGCAGTCCTGCAAACATGTGCGGAACATTATACGAAAATAAAAAAATAAATATTCCAAAATTTCCTCCAAGCATTCCTTTTTCGTCAAAAGATACGCGCGTTAATGTTTATGCGTATGATGCCGACGCCCCATCGGATATTTACGGAAACAACTGTTAAACGAGGGGAACCTCACTCCTCTAAATGTTTAAATCGATGTGACACACTCTTTGTGTTGTTTGTATTGTTTGTGTTGTTCCCATCACCCCTTCCGAATTATATTCCTTCTTTGCACTCGCATTCGCATTTCTTTTAGGAGCTCTGTGCTCAAATCCGGTTTGTTTTTCGGTTTCAATTATTTTCCATAATTCTTCTATTTTGACAACTGCATTTTTGAACCATTCCTTGTTTCGCAAAACAAGCACACAGCTGTAAACGTCAAGTCGCCAGTAAATGTTTTTTATCCACGTTAGATTATCATGCGTGTTTATGGTTTCTTCAAACCATGCATCAAATTCCGTCTTGGTTGTAATGTCCAATGGAGCATATTTATAAAACGGTTTCTCATCTTTTGCAAAATACACAATAACCCCTCGTCTTTTTCCATTCAAATTATAGTTCCAGTTTGAAGAATCGTTTGTTTCATCCGAGTCCGCATTAAATGCATCCTCATCTTCATATTCGGTAAATTTCGTTTCTTCAAAGTCGCATTCCGGTAAATTGCAAACCTCCATTTGAATCTGCATTTGAATCCAATAATCTTCCTTTGGAATTCCAGTAATCTCTCTAGATACAACATTCTTTATTTCAACCAAGCGACCGTAAAGCGGTGACAACGGACACACATTTATTCCATCCGGAGAAGCTCCAATAAAGTAATAGTTTGAGTTTGGATGTCGAATGCACCCAAATTCTTGAACTTTTGTGCCGTTTATTTCCTCATACAGCTGTTTTGAAAGCACTTCATATTTTTGACCCCAGTGTAAAGGCGATTCTGTGTTGACGCGGCTGTATTTTGTCGGGTCAAATGGCATGCATTTTTCGTATATGAGCTGATTTTGCACAGACTGTGAACCAAACGCTTTCCATACTGAACTTGCGGTAACGAGTCCGTGACGGTGAGAATACCATTCATCCGTTTTTTGCTCTGGCTGATAAAGTGACTCTAAGAATTCTATTTTTTTTTTCATTTTTTCCAAGTTGGGAGACTTTCTTATAAATGAATACTTGTATGAACGGTGTGGACGAATAAATTTGAAATAGTCGTGCATTGCCACATTTATCAATTCTTCAATTTGACACGACATGACTGTTTCATCTTCGTCTTCATCGCAGTCATTGTTTTCGCCGGCGTAGTCGTCATCGTCGTACATTCTGTAGTTGATAGAAAAATGCAATATGGATTGCAAGTGGTCATACACAATAGTTTCAAACTCAGGATTACTGAATAAAAGCTGATTCGATTTAATTAATTCGTCAATTAAAATTAATGCTTCTTCGTGTAACAATCCCAAATCATCATCTGATAGCATTGGTTCTTCTATTTCCATTGCATCATCATGATCGTAGTCGTTGTTGTCTTCCTCATTTTCCTCGTCTTCCTTGTCCTCCTCATTAGGTCCGTCATCTCCTTCTGAATGTGTGATTGACGCGATATTCATCATTTTATCAACATCTAACAATGTGAGAGTGGTTTGGGTTGATTTTGATTTTTTGATTTTTTGTGTTTTCATTATGTGTTCAATAACTTTGATTAAGGCTTCGATAAAGGTAATGTGGTTAAACTGATATAACAATTTCTTTTTAGATATTTTTTATAATCAATTTTTTACTTATTAGACTTTATTTAAATAAAAATTGATTATAAAAAATAAATACAACTAACTTATAACACATTCAAAAAAATGGGTGCTTCAGCTTCGTTTTATAGAGATGCAAATTCGTCGTCATCGTCGTCATCGTGCTTGATAGTTTCGATTGATGGAAATATTGGTTCGGGAAAAACAACAGGCAAGGCAAAATTGAGAGAATATATAATGTCGTTGAAAAAAAAGAAGGAAGACAATTCTATACTATTTGTAGACGAACCGACGGGTGACTGGGAACAAATCAAGGATGAAAACGGCATTCCCATTTTGACAAATTTGTACCTTGATGTTAAACGGTTTGCATTCAGATTTCAAATGATGGCATACATTACCAGGCTGCAAAAAATAAGGCAAGCATTGAAAACGCCAAATGTTAGGCTAATTATTACAGAGCGCTGTCTTTTAACAGACGCACACGTCTTTGCCAAAATGCTTTATGATTCCAAAAAAATCGAACAGGACGAGTACGACATTTACATGAGATGGTTTGATGAGTTTGCAAAAGAGGTTGAGCCATCGTGCATCATATATTTCAAAGCAAGCACAGAAGTGTGCATGAATAGAATTCAGAAAAGAAATAGGCCGGGAGAAAGTAATATTGGGTTTGAATATTTGGAAGATTGTAATAGGTATCATGATGAATGGTTGAACTCTGTTCCTTCAAAAATTACAATTCCGACGCTGATTTTAAATGCAGAGGTGGATTCTGAATTGTATGACTACAGTGCTGACATTTATCACTTCATCAACAGTTTGCGCGCTTCAAGAACGGTTGGTGTGATGCATCGTTTGAAAACTTATATTGATGGCAACCAGTTCAAAATGTATTCTCTGGAGGAGAAGGAAAACGCGGACAATTATAATGGTTGGTACCAGGAACCGCCGTCGCCGACTTCTCGAGAAGACCGAATGAGATTGTCAAGACTTGGACACGCATCTTATTTACATTTTGATGCATAAAATATCGAGAACTTTTCGAGGTTTATATTTTAATATGTCTAATTCTCTCAAAGTTGTTGGAAATAATTCGCGACCATACACATCTTGAAGGAGTAGCCATTCAAACATTCCTCCATTGTAAATATAGACGTGTTTTGCTCCCAATTTAACAAGTTGTTCATATTTTGAATACACTTTTTCATCATTCGAATTTAATCCGTAAATTATTATTTTCGTTTTTTTTGAATTTGTTATAACATCATTTATAACTTCTTCTTCTTCAACTATTGGAATTGTGTTTGGAATTAAACATGTCTGGAACATGGGGTCGAGCGTGTTGATTATTGCATATTTATTGTTATTATTATTGTTGTTATTATTATTGTTATTATTATTATAAGAATGTTTACACACCATTTGCATGTCTTCATAATTTATTTTAAATTTTGAGTTATTTGCTCCCATGAATAAATTTGTTTGTTATTGTAAGTATTTAAAAATGAATATGAATATGTATGAATATACAAATTCATATTTAATAAGTATTAATATTCATTAATAAAAGATATTTATTATTTATTATAAAAAATATGTTGTAAAAAATATGTTGTAAAAAATATGTTGTAAAAAATATGTTGTAAAAAATATGTTGTAAAAAATATGTTTGATCTATCTTGCATACATGAGTCCACAATTTCCACCCACAAATGTGATCATATTGTATCTCTCTTCATAAATTGTCAAATTATAATTGTAGTCATAAATTCTCCATGTCGGCTTATTTACACCAATTGGAACATTGGTTTCTGGGTCACAAATTGTCAAGAAATTTGCGCTTGGGTCTAGCGGCGGATAAAATGTGGTAAATTCGAGCTCAATTGTTGAAAACTTGCTTGTGTTTATCGCGCCGGATGGTTGAAAATCTCTTGGGTCATTATTAAGGCAAAAATTATAAACATAAAGTCCATCTGGAGCAGAACCACGACCACTCGTATATTTTTCGAGGTAGTTATAAATTCCTGCATCTAGTACATTCTCTCTGTATTTTCCGTCTAATAAAATGCCGCAATTTAACAATATATCTTTTTGATTTTCGACGCTGAATGACTGTGTCATGAAAAGTCCGGTAGGTTCATTCAACGCGGGGTTCCATCCGGGACCATAGCACCCCACAATTGATGGGTCATCACAAACTGGCGGAGTCCACGGACACACGTATGTTGGGTCGGGGGCTAAATCTTGTGGTGCAGGAATCAATCCGACCGGTTTATAGTTGTAAGCCCAATTTGAATAATTGCTCCATTCGTTGCGCAAATAAGCATCGCTTCTTTGGAAAAAAAACATCCAAGTGCTTACCATTCCGAGCGTGCTTTGCAACCACACGCGCCGACTTCCAGTTACATTTTCATAATTCCACTCGTAAATAGACTTGATGAGATATTGTTGGGGCATGGATGCAAATTGTTTGGACTCTTCGGCGGAGAGGAAACAGTACGTTGACATGAGGTGAATGTCTGCGTTCCAGTCGCTTCGTGTTGAACTGTAATTAAGTTCAACGTTTGGAGGAGGTTGAATAAATCGATAAAACTGTTGCAAATTGTCGTTGAAATTTGGTTGAATGTAATTTGGTGTCGTGTATTCCGGGAAATAAGACGGCAGCGTATCATCTCCTGTGTTGACGTTTGAAACGTCACGAATTACAAAAAGTTCCTTTACAGGACGAAATGTGATGTCGATTTGAAGCTCATTGTACTGCAATGCAACCAACGGGAATGCCATTTTACTACTCATTGTAAACCAAGCATTAATGGGAATGTAAAGTTTTCTAAATCGTATAGATGGTTCAATTCCTGCCGGATTATTTGTGTAATTGTAAAATGCATTTGGGTATTTTCCATTGTTAGTTGACGAGTATGCAGGGTTATTCAATTCCGGTATATTTCCGGTCATTCTATTATAGAGTTCGCGCTCTGTTCCGTTGAAATTGCGCTGAACGAGTGCCAGCAAATAACCACCCGTAATTTTTTGAAGCGTTTGTCCTCCAACTGATATTGTAATGTCTTTAATCATTTGAGTCCCCACATTGTCAATCCATTTGAATTCATACGGCGTCCATGATTGGCCGCAAGTTGTTGGAGGTAAAACGGGACTCCAAATATTTGGCAGCGTTACAACAATGTACGTGTCCATCAATAATTCTGCATATCGTGGGATGTAAAATGTAAATTTAGAATCTTCACTCATTCTCAAATTTCTTTGACCGTTGAAATCAATTCTAAATTTTTGTAAACCAAAATTTGTGTATTTTGCATATGTTGTTTTAAAAAATGTTTTTTTAGGATTTGAATTTAGTATGACATTTTGATTCCCATACGCGACTAAATTTAATAAACCTCCTGTCATAAGTGGTGTATTATGTTTTGATTATACTTTGGTATTAATATAAACTATATATATAAGAATATTGATTCTAAATAATAAATCAATTTATATATAAAATATTTTATTTTATAATTAAAATATTTCGATGTCAATAAATTATTTTATATGAAGAATTATCATTTTGTTAATTTATAACATTGTAACAAGTAATTAATTATTGTATTATTATATATACAAAATATAAGATTTAGAATATTTATAAAACAGATGGAAAACATTGACAAAATAAAAAATGAGTTACAGGGCAAGTTAATGTATTACAAAACGATGGTTGCAGAAGTTCCGAATACCATGTTGATACACATAATCGGGTGCACATTGATTATTTTTATAATGGCGTGCATGGCATATTATGTTTACTATAAATACACACTACTTCCAAAAAGCTGCGCACGTTTGAATAAAAAAAAAGGAGCACCATTAAATTCAAATTGGATAACAACCGCTTCATCAGATCCGTCATCCCAATTTTTATTAAGAGACTACTATGTTAAAACTGCTTACAATAGTTGTTCAACCGGTAATTTTTCAAATGATTATGTAAGCACTTGTGCTCTTAAACACGCGATACAAATGGGATGCAGGTGTTTAGATTTCGAAGTGTACGGATATAAGGGTCAGCCAATCATTTCCACATCTTTGAGCGATGACAAGTGCATTAAAGAAACGTACAATTCTGTGCCATTTGACGAAGCTATGAGTGCGGTTGCGACAACCGCATTTAGCACAAATTCAATCATGTGTCCAAACCCCGACGACCCCCTTTTCTTGCTTTTCAGATTAAAAACAAATGATGTAGATGTGTTGAACAGCATGGCCAACTCGATAAATTCAAACTTGAAAGATAGGTTGATACCGGAATACAATCACGAATTTGGTGGGAAAAATATTTGCGCTGAACCGATATTTAAATTCGCAGGCAAAGTGATAGTTGTTGTAGAAGCCATTCCGCTGCTTTATCAACCTGGTGCTGAAAAAATGTATGAGATTACGAACCTTACAAGTAATGTTTTTTTAAGAATATTAAAAGTTTTTGACGTGCTGAACAGTCCGGATATTATAGAATTGACAACATTCAACAAGCAGTATATGACGATAGTGATACCAGACAATTCAATGTCGGTAAATAATTATGACCCTATGCCGCCTTCTTTGGCTGGTTGTCAGGCAATGGCAATGTCGTTTCAGATGTCACGCGATGGTAATTTGGCTATATACAATGACTGGTTTAATGCTGGTCCGTCAAAAAGTGCATTCTTATTGAAACCTGATGGGCTGAGGTTTACGCCTCAAACAATTCCAGTTCCGACACCGCAAAATCCTGCGCTTTCATTTGCCAGCCGCCCGCTTGAATCTGACATGTATAGTTTTACTATTTAATTGAGGGGAAACATTTTTTTCATTTAATTTGCTTTTTATAATAAATCAAATTAAATTTATTTTATTATATATAATATATAACAATTATGAACAGAGTCAGAGAAGCGAATTCCTCCTGGTACAAGTCTCTAAAGAAGTCGCCACTTACCCCTCCCAGCTGGGTATTCCCGATAGTATGGACGACATTGTACGCACTTATTATATTGGCTGGTATCGTTTTCTTAAAAAATGGCGGCAGTCTGCGTTCTAGAGGTTTTCTCTATTATTGCGCGGCGTGGGCATTGAACATCGCGTGGTCGCCTCTTTTCTTCACATTTGCACGCCCCGATTTAAGTTTCGTCGTTGTTGTAGGAATGCTCGCATTCATTGCCTTGAATATCTGGGCATTTTATCCAGTCTCTCCGCTTGCGAGTTATTTACTTGTCCCATATCTTTTGTGGGTTTCGCTTGCGACGTACCTAAATGGGTATATTGTATTTATGAATCCGATGATGGCGCGCAAAATGTAAAAAGGTAAAAAGGTTATTGGTTATTGATATGATTATTCAAAACTAACGACAATTTCCACCTTTTCCTTTTTAATACTTTTTGTGGCAGATATTGACAACTCTTCGCGTTTTTTTCGAGTTTTGGTTTTGTCTGTTTTTGAATTTGATTCGTGTGTTGTCGTCGTCGCCGATTGAATGTCGCAAATGTCGCACTCTTCAGATGCAGTTGATGTTGAAGACAATGATGACTGCAAATGTTTAGATGTGCTGTTTCTTGAATTCATGTCGTTTTCAATCGTTTGATAATTTTCTTCAATGTAATGAACAACATCATTTTCAATTGCCCATTTAAAAAAATTCAACTGTCCTATTGTTGTTTGTATAAATGTCCCATCTTTATATGGAATTGTAATTCTATCCCAACGACAAAAAGGGTCAAATCGCTTTTTAGAGTACGCTTTCAGTTTCAACTTGTAATCCACATAGACTTTGAATCTTCTCGGCGTGTTTTTAATGGTGTAAACAGTATAAAACTTCTTTGCATAATTTGTTGCAAACCAATCAATAATTCGAAGCGAAATGTTTGAATGACCATTAATTATTTTAAGCATGGTATCCAAATTATTTCCCTGATCGTAAAATTTCAATAAATTTTTAAGAAGCAAATTATTTTGTGTCGTATATATGCCGTTGCCGCCGTTGTTGCCATTATTTTCAATAACACCTGCAGCAGCAAACAATGTTCCTGTCGTTGTTGCTGTTTCACAAATGCTCATACATGCACTCATTTTTTATAATTCGGAATAGATGTGTATATTTATTAGTTAATTTTATTACTTGTTTACTACTTAATTTTATGCGTTTGGTTTATATCCTTTTTTCCAATTTAAATAATTTAATTTAATTTAATTTGAAAAAAATAAATAATAGTAATTCATTTTGAGAGAAACATGATTACAACAACCACCCCCACCATGAAATCCACATCTCAAACCACTCTTCATTATTATCATTGTTTTTTTTTTCAGCTATTGCAATTCCGTTTCCTTCATGACGCATTTTGTCTCCTTTTTTACGTGTGTTATTCTATTAATAGATAAATGTAATGTCTATATGTATATATATCAATTTTTATTATAATAATTTCAACTATCCTATCCCACTTTTTTGAATTTCAATTGTTTTCCATATTTAAAACGACCGCTATCCATTGTGCCTCTTTTCAAGTTGCATTCTAAACAACAAATAACAACATTGTCAGCATTGTGTCCGGCATCATTTTCAATTCTATCCAGGGTCCATTGGCGTTTAGAAAGAACATTTTCATAAATAAGTTCGCACTCGTATTTGCAGTAGAAACATTTCAACTTGGAACATAATAGTTTTTCTATTATTTCTTCGAGAGAAATAAATGTATTTTTAGAATAAATATCTTTATCAATATCTTGTCTTTTATATCCGGATATTTTTTTAGTTATTTCTTTTATATATATCTCACGATTTTCAATAACATCATTATCCAAATTCATGTACAATTTTGATATAATATTAAATTGGTGCGAGTATGTAAAATAATAGTCGGGTAATTTCCAGTTTTCACATGCGGCGCGTTTCCTGCAAATCTCATTAATATTCACACTGTTAGTATCTTTAGTATCATTATGATGATTTTCATCACTAGTTTCACTTGTTCCCATTGTTGTTGTTGTTGTTGTTGTTGACGACAATCCAACTATATTTTTTCTACCACTGATATTTATATTTTTTTTTGATTCCATTCTATTCTGCGTAAAGTAAAATTATCTATTATAATAACAAATAAATATTATTATATTTAGTAGAAATCAATAAATATAAATAAAATAAATAAAAAAAATATTATATTTTCATAAGTATATAAACTTATTATACCACCAATTAAATGAACTTGTTCAATTCGCTTTTTGGTCCTCTGACTCGTGAATATTGTTTGTATTACTATGCGTTTTCTATTTTCTTCTATGTTACGTTTGTTTTTATCACACTCTTTTCATTATATCGTCTTTTAACCACGAAGTTTAGCTTTGATTCATTGTTGAGTTTGGCTATGGCCTGTTTTACTTATTTCTTGGCTTATTTTGTGTCCCGTCTTTCTTATTCCATGTGCATTGGTAGTTTAGCACCTTCTTCATCTCCACTGCATTTTTTTAATTAAATGCGAATTGATAGATTTGTTTGTTTGTCTTTGATTCAATGTGGTTTATTTTATTTTTATATTTACATTATATATAAATAAAAATGTCCGAATATACATGTGAATATACTACGCCTGATAGTATAATATTTACACATTCAACCAAACACCAATTTAAAATTAATGTAGGTGAGGAATATAATTTTACTTTTCGACGTGGACCTCCTCTTTATATTAAAATAACTAGAATTGTTCCTGAATCAGATAATCCAAGTAAACCAGGAGTAATATATTATAAGGCACTTGCTAGTCGTGGTATTCATGCTCCATTTGTGGGCCAAACAAAACCAACATTTGAGAACCCAGTCTTCAGTCAAGCTGAAAGAAGTATAAATGTATCTAACATTTTAGGTCTTATAGAGAACGATAACAAGAATATCAGTGTCCAATCTGGTGGAGGAGGGGTGTCTAATAGGTCTAAGCGCTCCAAGAAAACCAAATCTAAAAGAGGCGGTCGTCGTTCTCGCTGCCGCTCAATTAAAAAATATAGAAAGGTTCGCAAATCTCGTCGTCGTCGTTACATGAGTTCATAAGTTTATTAGTTTATTAATATAAAAATTGATTCTAAAATAGTATTTATGAAATAGATTTAAACTCTATTTCATAAATATATTATTAGGTGAATAAATAAATCAATTCAAAATGACGACTTCTGAAAAATGTGAAGATGATTCTCATGATGCCCGCGAGGTAATTGAAGAATCCAATTCCAAAATAATTAATAATGATAACAATAACGATGACATCGGTGCGAATCTAGATGTTGTTGGTGACGTTGACAAGGAATGCGATTGTGTAGAATTAAGAAACATCAAATATAAATCCATGTTGTTGAAAAAAACAAGTCCAAAACAAGTCACAAAACATAATTCGAATATTGACGATTTTTTAGAAAAGGAACGAACGCTAAATAAAGAAGACCAGTGGGTAAAATTGGATAAATCAATGAAGATGAAAAAAATGAGCGCATTCGTAGAAACGTATGCAACCGAAAACAACTTGTGTATGAAAGACAAAACTGCTCTTTATGAGTTTTTAACTTCAAGCATTGACCAAAAGAAATTGACTAAAACAAAAGAAGTCATCTACGACAAGCTAACAGGAACAATAAAATCGATTCCGTGTCTTGTGCACTGTCCTGCATCTATAAAAAAATTCACTCTTAAACGATGCGAAAAACGACAGTCCACATTGAAGTCTCTTGCTCCCAAAAATAAAGTAAAATCGGCATTCAGGGAACATGCCGTCCCTTTTGACCCCTTGCTCATATAGTAGGTAGGGGGGGGTAAAGGTCAAGGGTGAAATGCTTATCATTTTGGTTCCCCCGACATACTACGTACAAGATCAATTATATTTTTCTTTATAAATGCAATGTCTTCTGACATTTGTATTATTAGATTATTATTTTGACTATTGTTTTGACTATTGTTTTGACTATTTGTTGTTGTGTTTATTTTTTTGAATTTATTAAATAAAGTGTTTATTTCCAATGTTGTATTTGCACTAGGAGGAACTGCAGCAGAAGGTTCATCTCTTGATTTATAGACATTTTCATGTTCATGTTCGTGTTCATGTTCATGTTCGTGTTCGTGTTCGTGTTCGTGTTCGATTGGAATATGATTGAAACTGACTTTTTTTTTTCTATCAGCATCATTTTTTGGATTTGGATTGTTTGTACTGTTTGATGCCGCGAGTGTAGTAGAATTGGGATTTATCCATTTTTCTGCAATATCTTTGTCTTCTTTGCCTTTTGTAATCTGGTCAAGTTCGCGTTCTCGTGATGCCAATGTTTCTGCAAGTAACCGCTCCATGTCATCTCCTATTGGTTTATCATAATTATCATCCGAAAATTTGATTTCGTCAGGTTTTCTTAATTTTATAATGGATGACATTTCCTCTTCTTTTTTTTTTAGTTCCATATTGAATGCAGATTGTCGTTCTTTTTGAATATCTTCTGCTCGGTATATTGTTTCCAGTTGAGGAATTTGTTGTTGTTTTTTTTGATCTATTTGGTTTGGATTTGGATTTGTATTCATAGTCTCGTTGATAACTAACGCATTTAATTTATTACAAATTACATATACGGCTTCTTTATTCATGACATTTAAATCAACGGGTTGATTCATCTTTTGGAACATTTCATTCATTTCGTTCATAGTCGTTTCAAACATGACTTGAACCTTTTTCAATGCTGCGTCGGGCACGCCATTGAATTTGCCACCACTATGCAAAACACTCCATAACAACCCTTTATTTTCAGTGCTTGTAAATGTAGATAGTTTAGAATTAGAATTAAAATTCATTACTGTTTTTTTTATAATATTTATTTTTATTTATAATAAATATTGTAAATACTCTTTATTATAATTTATTTATTATTTTATTAATGTACTTATTTTAAGAACAAAGTATTGAAGCAAGTATTCGGCTTTGCAATCTTGTATGTGGACAACATTTTCAATAAAATTTAAAAAAATGGGAGTAATGTATTGCGGGTGATGACGTACAATATAGTTCAAGTAATTTTTTATTATGTTTTTACGCTCAATATTATAATACAAACTTATTTCGTTTAATTTATCAATAATTGTGGATGATTTTACGCGCGATTTAAACAATTTGGTAATGTTTTCCCACACTGCATTTGTAATTACGTGACAGTTGTGAATAAGATGTTGATTTGCCTGCATATAATTTATCATGCTTCGAATATCGGAATTGAAATGGCGCTGAATGGATACAAGAATATCTTCATCAACATTTAAATTTTCGGCAACATTAATTTTATTCAAAAAACAAAGAATTTTAGATTCGGGCAGTTGGTTAAATCGCATTCGCACAAATTCGGTTTGCAGTGCTTCATCTATTCTGCTAATATAATTGCAAATTAAACAAAATCGAACATTTACAATATTATTATAATTATTCAACAAATAACGAAGCGCTGTTTGCGCATTTTTTGTCATGTAATCTACTTCATCCAAAATGACAAATTTCATTCCTTCTCCAAACATGGACCTTGACGTTACAAAACCGTTTATTTGATTTCGAATAATGTCGATTCCTCTTTCATCAGACGCATTTAGATGAATCATTAGCCCCTTATTTTTTTGATTATACTTTTCTTGATATGCATTTACAAGATTTATAATGGTGGTTGTTTTTCCGGTACCCGGAGGACCGTACAATAATAAATTTGGGAAGTAATTGTTTTCAATAATTGATAAAAGTATTTTTTTATTGATGTCGTCCAATACAATATCATCAAAACGCGCAGGTCTATATTTCTCAACCCACGGAGTTGAACTATACACGTCATTTATATTTCCTTTTATGTCAGCACAACTCATAATATAATATAAATAATTATTTTTTATTGATTTTTTATTGAATTACAATATTGATTATATTCATTTTTAATGTTTATTATGTTTTTACGTTTTAATTGTTATAAATAAATTGAATTTATATATCATAGATATGAAAGATATAACAACGACAACGCCGCCCGTTTTTCCAATGACTACCGTAGCAGCAGCAACAGCAACAACAGCAACAAAAGAAAGAGAAAAAACAGGATATTTAGAAATTATACTTGGACCAATGTGGTCCGGAAAAACATCGGCTCTCTTGAAGATTTACAGGCAATATTCATTTTGCAAGTCACGAGTTTGCGTAATCAATTATAAAGCAGATGACAGGTATTCCGAAACCATGCTCTCAACGCACGATAAAGAAATGATTCCGTGCGTAATGGGGTTTTCAATGGAAGAAATTATGAAAACGCACAGGAGTGAGATTGAAAATAGCGACGTAATACTTATAAACGAGGGACAGTTTTTCGGTGATATTGTACCTTTCACAATCAATATGGTGGAAGAAGAAGGAAAAAAAGTATACATCTGCGGATTAGATGGAGACTTTCAACGTAATAAAATAGGAAACCTTCTTGAGTTGATTCCCATGTGCGACAAGATGTCCAAATTACACTCTCTATGCAGCATGTGCAAAAATGGAACGCTTGCGCCATTTACATTCAGAAGCACGTGTGAGACAGAACAGGTTCTAATAGGCAATGACATTTACATGCCCCTGTGTAGAAGTTGTTATAATATTCAAACCAGATGTAAAATGGAGGAACGCGAATAACACAACACGGGGAAGAGAATTATTAATACTGCACAATCGAACCATCTATATTTGTCAAAAATGTTGTAACCTTTAATGAAGGATATTTTTTATTCATTGCAATTTTGAATTTATTCAAATTTACCTTGTGTAATTCATATTCTTCTTGCATTGACATTGACGGGTTATCATATAAAATTCTGTATGCTCCACAATCCATGTGGTCCAATACAACAACTTCATCAATTTGATGCAAATCGATGGCTAGTTCAACGTGTTTATCAAAAGTTTCACTCCATGCTGGAAAGGAATCTTGGTTGTAACCTAAACTGGCGCCTGCTAAGCTAAATTTATTATAGTTATCACGATATCCTGATGCATTAAAAAAATATACCTTGTCGTTTACAAATCTAAAATCCATACATGATAAAACGATGGCTTTCGCTGTATACTCTGATAACCTATCTCGAACGGGGGGGCGGTTAACATAAATATAAATAAAAAATATGAAAATAATGAAAATGATTGAATAAATAATAATTTTATTTTTATTCATTTGTATTTTAATTCTTTATACTATAAATGAATATAAAATATAAATGAATAAAAATATAAATGAATAAAAAATTATATAATTAAATAAATTCGGCTAAATTGGAAACTCAACATTAGTTGCGTCTATTGTGTCGTTTTTGTCGTCGCACCTTGTGAGTTGCTTTTTTTACATTCTTTTTATTTTTATTTGGCGTTGAATGCATGTGCAACCGTTTTGAACGTGTAAAACGTCTAGGCGATGCTCTAGGTGACATTTTTGGAGTTCTCGGACTTGGACTAGCTCTTGGACTTGGACTAGCTGTTACCGGAGTATTTTTGCGCTTTGAATAAGACGGCGAATGCTTATTAATGCTGGCTATTTTATCTTTAAAAATTTCTGCTGCTTTTCCTTTTAATGCTTTATTTTTTTTATGTTTTTCAATCGGATTATAATTTAAAAACCATTCGTCATATTCGCGCGTGCCTTTTTTATTCTTCAACTTTTCAAACATGTGCGATTTTACATCTTTAATGTCTTTTAGAGTAACCTGCTTACCGATGCACGGATTGGAAAATCTTTTAAATATGCCTTCATTTTTTGTTAATTTATCATTCTGTAAATCATATATATATTGACTCATACAAAGTAGACGGTCTCTGTCATAGTAAGGTCTGTTCACATAAAGAAATAGCAAATAAAAACTGAGAATTGTGTCTGTCGTTGCAATGTGAACATCTTTTCCGTTTATTTTAACTATATTATAATTGTGACACGCACCGGGAGACGGCTCATATACAAACGCAACGGTTCTGCCATCAACTATGATTTCATAATGAGAAGAGACGTGTTCTCCGAATTCTTCGCGCTTGTCTATAATAACGCTTTTAAAATCGCCCGTCTTATCCAGAACCTTTTTTATTTTACTGGCAGATTTTTCTGCATGTTCGGACAATAAATCAAATGACGGCATGCTTGAATATAAAATAGGTCGGTCTGCTTTTTTTAAATGCTCTGAAAATAACGAACACGCATACCCTCCAAAAAATACGAGTTTCTCTGATATTGCTTCATCGCGTATCAAATCAAATATTTCTATTTCTTTTTTATTGGGAGATAATGAATGATCTTTTGCATTTTTTAAACAGTTTTCACCTTTCAGTGGATAATTTTTATTGAAACGCATTAAACGACTGTAAACTTTCTCCCATCGTGACACATCGCCATCTGGGCGAGAGAGTTCTAAATACATGGACATTCTCAAAAAGTTGACGGGTGCATACAATATTCCATTCTTTTCAATTGTTTCGCGCATTAAACTCTTGAATAATTCCGGTTCTATAAATGTTATATCTGCAACACCAATAAAATTGACAAATACTTTATATGTTCCCGTGTGCATGCCTGATTTTGCCTCAACATCACTAAAGCCTTTACTGTAAAAAATATCAGCAAGTTCTTTTGCATCGTCTAATGAATTTGGAGAGAAGAAATCATAATCCGGAATCTCTCTAGTCATATCATAAAATTGGTCTTTTTTTGGAAGAATGTTGTTTATCGCAGTTCCTCCATAACAAATTAGTTTTTTCTTTACTAGAAATTGTTCGACAATCGAAACTATTTCTTTTACTGTTGGGTTACTTACTAATTTTTCACCTTGTTTGGCTTCTATTTCTTTCTGTGATTTCTTCAATATTTCTAGAGCGCGCTTTTCTTTGCTTTCACTCATTCGGATGTTGTGTGTCCTTTCTATTATATAATATAAAAATAATTAAATAATCAAAATTATTCATTTATTTAATTAATTGAATCATTGAATAAATATAAATTCAACGTAATATATTTCTCATATTTTATTTTATAAATGGGTCGATTAGTTTAGGGAGTAAATAAGTATTTAACTATTATTATTTTATTATTATATATTAATAATATTAATAACATTAATAAGAATAATAATTCATTATAAATCAAATGAAATCATTTTTAAATGGAGCTACTCCGATTAGCGCATTATTTTCATCAAATAAAGAAGCATTTAGTTTTTCGTCTCCATTTTCTTCCAGTGACGCATCGGGAAATACTACTGACGCATCGGGAAATACTACTGACGCATCGGGAAATGACTCATCCATGTTTGGAAATATGTTTTCTTCCGATCCATCGGGAAACACTACCGACGCATCGGGAAATGACTCATCCATGTTTGGAAATATGTTTTCCAGTGATGCATCAGGAAACGCTACAACAACAGAAAATACAAATCCATCTATTTCTACATACGCCGACTTTTTTAAAAGTTTATTTTTTTTATTCATAAAACTTTGTATTGTTGTATATTTGGGTGCATCATTTTTATGTTTAACACGAATGAAAAAAACAGATTTGACAAATTATATGCCTTCTGACATTAACAATTATCCTTATTGTACTCCAGATGGAACGCAAGAATTTGGTGTTGAAGGAGACTCTATTTATTCATATGGATTCCCATACAATTTATATTGTGAACCGGATGATGACGACAAATGTGCAAAAACATGCCGAGTTATAAAAAATGAGCTGCAAGACTCCAATGCGTTTATTGAATATACGCCGTTTAGTTTTTGGCTGTCGCTTTCTATGAAACACACGTATGCAACATTTCGAGCATTCATTAAAATGATTTGCATAAAAATGGGTAACTTGACGATACAAAATAAATATGATTCATATGGAATTCTTGAAAATGTCATCATGCTTCTTGGAGCATTATTAATCTACGTTCTCGTGTTGTATGGCGGGTTCATTGGATTTTTTATGACGTATGCATTTCAGTTCTACAATGGCGGATTCATAGTAAGCGGAATACTATGGACTCTTGGAATGTTTTTAATATCATGGATACCACCATTATTCAATTTTTTTGGATTCATTATTCAAGTGTTGATTATGTTTTTGTGGATTCCGTTTACCCAAAATACAAACTACGAAGGGGAGTCAAAAAAAAACACCAAGGTTGTTTTTGAGATATTTAAAAGTAAAAAAAATCTACTCATTATAATATTTAGCATTGGAATGGTAATAAATGCATTTGATTACTTGACTGCCTATGAACCATACTATGTATTGGTCGCCGTTTTAATATTTTTATTTAATATGTCTGGGTTGAACTCATCTAAAGATACAACGTCTAGTTAATATATTAACAGTTAAACAGTCAATGACTTCTTCAACAACAACAACAACAACACCACCATTTGTAAGCGTCTGCACGCCGACTTTCAACAGAAGACCATTTTTCCCAACAATAATCAAATGTTTTGACAGCCAAACCTATCCCAAAGATCGAATGGAATGGGTTATCGTGGATGACGGCACCGACAAAATCGAAGACATTGTAAAAGACCACCCGCTCGTCAAGTATTTCAAATATGATGAAAAAATGCCTCTCGGAAAAAAACGTAACATTATGCACAAAAAGGCGCGCGGTTCAATCATCGTCTACATGGATGATGACGATTATTACCCACCGGAACGCGTATCTCACGCAGTGGAAATGCTTCTAAAAAATCCGGAAGCATTATGCGCAGGCAGCAGCGAAATGTATATTTATTTCAAAGACACTAACCAAATGATACAGTTCGGACCTTACGGTCCAAATCATGCCACTGCCGGAACATTTGCTTTTCGAAAAGAATTATTACTTGAACATAAATACAATAATGATGCATGTTTGGCAGAAGAGCGCGAATTTTTAAAGGGGTATACGGTTCCATTTGTTCAGCTTGACCCGATGAAAGTAATTCTGGTTTTTTCACACCGACACAATACGTTTGATAAGCGCACTTTGCTTAGCGACCCTTTCAGTCACGTTATGCGTTTGTCTGATAAAAAGGTCGCCGATTTTATAGAAGATGCAGATGTTGCCGATTTTTTTACGAATCTTGAAACACTGCTTATAGAATATCCGGCAGGAGAACCTGAAATGAAACCTGATGTTTTGAGAGAAACACAAATATTATTTAAAAAGAAAGAGGAAATGAAAAAGAATCATAAACATAAACAACAAGAACAACAAGAAATAAAAAAGAAACAATATGATAAAATTGCAGAAACAAATCCTGAAATTTTTCAACGCATTCAATCACAACAAGAACAAATCTACGCCTTACAAGATGAGAATCGCTTGCTTCAAACTCAATTTAACAAGTTGAAAGAAGTGTATTCAAAAACAATTAGAGAGAATATGGAATTAAAAAAGAAATAAAAATAAAATATTTAGACTATTATTATTCTAATATTTCTATAATTTGTTTTGCAAATTGTATACATTCATCTGATGTCAAAATATAATTATTTTGACGTATGTCGTGTAATTTTTTTACATCAGATAAACCACTTGCGTCATTACAAGTATAATTATGCACACCATACGCACAATGATTCGGATCAGCACTGTAATTATATCCGAAATATAATAATTTTGCATTAGGATTCATAAATATTTTATTAGTATAAACAATTGAACCTATAGAAAATACAATTTTGTTAGCAAATAATAGATAAATACACAATTCAAAGATATCCATTTCTTCTGGAATTAATGAAATAAAATTGTGGTTTTCTAAATATACGAGCATTTCTTCACAATGCCATTGTGTACCAGTTGCCATAACAGATTTATTACGATTAGTTTTCATTAAAATTATATTATGATTATGTAAATGTTTATATTGCAGTTCATACTTATTTTTGATTATAGTAATCATATTATCAATTAAATCACGATGTAAAAAGATATTAAAAAATTCCGGATAAATAATTATTATATTTTTAATTCTATATATTTGATTATCATTTAATTCAATAAAATTAATATCTATGGGAATTAATAATTGTAATAGTTTAAAATTATTTGTATTTTTATAATTTTTATAAATTAATATATTCTTAATATTATTTTTAATTATATAGTTTACAAAATCAATTGATATTGATAAATCATGACCACTATTTGAAAAATTGAAGGCATTCAACATGTAAAAATAAGTTTCATCTGGATTAAAATCATATTCAATATTTTGCGACTTTGTCACATTATAAGTCATATTATAGTTTTTAACAATATTATCATAAATTTTGTAAAGATGATTATAAAAATCTCCATAATCACAATGGTGTATGAAATGATTACTATGACTTATTATTTTACAAATATTATTATCATATGTTAAGCATACACCATTTTGCCACTCCCCTTTAGTTATTGTGCCAGTATGTAAATATACATCATTATAGTGTGAGTTATTATTTGTATACAAAATATTATTTTCATTCCACCTGAATAATTTATAATCATTGTAATGAGACATTATTGATAATATTATTTATATTATATTGAATTATATTGATATAATATAAGTGAATAAAATAATTAATTATTTCTAAATATTGTATGTTTTATAATCGCTGAGAACCATTTCACGAAGTGTTTCTGCAGTGGAATACTTTGGAATCCAACCCAATTCATTGTATGCTTTCTCGCTATTCCCTAATAGAAGTTCAACTTCGGCTGGTCTGAAATATTTTGGATGAATGCGCACCACCACTTTCCCATCAATGCTGCCCACCTCGTCTAATCCCTCGCCACACCACTCTACCTTTTTTCCAAACACATCAAATGACATTTGAATGATTTCGCGAATGCTGAATGTGCTTCCGGTACTCAACACATAATCAACCGGATTTTCCTTTTGTAGCATTAGCCACATTCCATACACATAGTCTTTGGCGTGTCCCAAGTCGCGTTTGCTGTTCAAGTTACCTAAAGACACGTGTTCCTGCTTACCTGAAGTAATGGCTGCAACTGCAAGCGTAATCTTACGACACACAAATGTTTCTCCGCGTCGCGAACTCGTGTGGTTGAAAAGAATACCGTTGCAAGCATACATTCCATAACTTTCACGATAGTTTTTAACAATCCAATAACCATATAACTTGGCTACGGCATATGGACTTTGTGGATTAAATGGAGTCGTTTCGCATTGAGGCGTTTCTAAAACTTTGCCAAATAATTCACTAGTTGATGCTTGGTAAAACCGGATTTTATCTTTAAGACCCGTTTTAAGAATCGTTTCTAATAAACGCAATGTTCCCAATGCGTCGACTTGGCCGGTGTATTCTGGAACTTCAAAACTTACCTTTACGTGACTTTGAGCTGCGAGGTTGTATACTTCTAGTCTTTCAAAATCTCGACCTTGTTCAGTAATAATCGTATTGAATACGTTTTGTAAACTGGTCTGGTCTGTCATATCTCCGTAAATCAGTTTTACTTTTGAAAAAAGATGGTCGATTCTTTCAGTGTGAATACTACTGTGACGACGTATAATGCCGTACACAATATAGTTTTTTTCAAGCAAAAGTTCAGCCAAGTAACTACCATCTTGTCCTGTTATACCAGTAATTAAAGCGATAAATGTCATTCTATTTTATTTTATCTAATGTTATCCATGTTTATATATTTATATGTTTTATAATAATAGAATAATTTGAATAAAGTTTTGAATAAAGTAAATATAATTTTATAAGTAAAATATAATATTATATTTATATAAATTAGATCAAGATATTTATCACAAGCTTATATAACATTTTGCAATGACAGGAAACACGAATACTCCCAAACAAAATGCTCCATTAAACTTTAGGACATCAAACTCATTGATAACAACAAGGGTACCGCATTATGCCACAAAAACAAAAACGGCAAACAGTGTTGTTCCCGGTTTACACCGCCCAAACGCCAACGGCGTCCCGTCAAATATACACCAGCATGATTTTGATGGTCCTGAATTCAAAGCTCGACCTATGAAACATTGGAGGCGACAATTAGTTCCCACGTCAGTTAATGCAACAGGCGGCGTAGTAACCGGACCCTCACAACCAATCGGGTCGTCGGGTCAGCGCAATGCAACCGTCGGACTATTAATGGACCGACCTGGAGCTGTATCATATGTCGGCGATGCATCGTGTAAGTGTGTTTCGCAGCCCGGAAACTCATACACAATTAGCGATCATTTTTTAGAAGTACCAAAAAACAAGGGAACTATTGTTGAAAATCAAGGTGTTATTGACAATGGCGACTATCAAATTAACACTGGCATATATAGCACCCGGTGTATAGGCTGCAATCCGCAAAATAATGTAATAAAAAGCGCGTCCACACTTCTTAGCAGAGCATATTATTCAGACACCACCGGCTATTTGAAATCCAGGTGCAAAACGTACCAGCAGAATGCATCCATTAATCGAACACCTGGAGTCACATATCTGAGTCCTGACGGGCAGCACATATGGGCAACACCTAGCCAAACCGGGTCTCAGGTTTATCAAACAAACGACATATACAAGCCAAGAGTGAATCCACATGCGTGCGGCGGCTCAGGTGCATCGAAAGTTATATTTAAACCAAATAATTACCAGTATTCAGTTCAAGGTGCAGTTGACAGTAGCACTCGCATTGAAAAACTGAAATTAAACACCATCAACACGAATGCAAATTCGCTGAGAAGTGCATTTGGAAATGAAGCGGCTAGCGCGTGCAGGTTTACGGGTAGCGGTGACACGCCCTATTTTCTTAAAAATAAATACCAACCGCCTATATGCAGCCAAACAAATCTAGTATCCATATACAGACAAAATAAACGAATTTGCAGTTTATAAAGTAAATTACATGGTGATATTTGTGGTTATACTTGTGGGGGAATAACTGTTACAGTATTGTCTAAATATGGACACTTTACAACATTTGGATGTATTGAAAAACAATTATATGCCATATCTTTATACTGAAATAGATTTTCGTTGTCGGTAGTTGGATATACCACAACGCTCCGTTGCGACGGAGAAGACAAGTAAATAAACAGCATGCCGATTAGAAAACTTAAAATGAATAACTTGATTGAAATATATTTCATTTATTTTATTTTTATAGATTTCAAATACGAGAATTGTATATATAATAATAATATTAATTTTTTTCATTAATATTAATATTATCATTAGTAATATATAATAATACAATACACAGTAAAAATAATAATAATAAATAAAAATGCTGAATTTCAAAGAGTGGTTACATAAAGAAAATAGTAAATACATTATATCCATTATTCTGGGTCTTGGTTTAGCGGCATTATTTAGAAAGGCGTGCAAGGATGGCGCCTGCATTCATTTTGAATCGCCACCAATGAAGGATTTAACGAGTGGGAGTGTTTATAAATATGGAAACGAATGTTATAATTATAATGTTGCCACCCAAAAATGTAATTTGGATAAAAAAACTGTTGAATTAAGTAATGGATTGCGTAATATGATATAGTATATTTTTATTATTTATATTTAGAGGAAATAAATAATATGAACGATACAACAAGTATAGACGATTTGCCAGGAATTGCCAGTGGTGGTAATGGTGGTGGTGGTGGCGGAATAGTTCAAAATGCTTTAAAACCTGAAATTCCGCACCAAACTTATTCTCCTAATGTTGTTTCGCAGCAACCACTTCAGCAGCAGCAGCAGCAGCAGTATCAGCAACAGTCGCAAGCAACACCTGATATGAATGTAAATGAATTTATAGGTGGTTTGCAGCGCGCAACCGCGTCTGGAATGACTGCTCTTCCGATTAGAGACGTTCCTAGAAATACGGAAAGCGTGGTCTCAGACGAACAAACAATGCCCAATTATGTTCCCAAAGCGCCTCACGATTATATACGAGAACATCATGAAAATACGCAGTCGTTTTTACAGCATCATGAGCGTTCAACCAATCGCGGAGAGTCGATTGATGTGCTCTACGAAACGCTTCAGGTGCCGATTTTATTAGCTATACTCTATTTCACATTTCAATTGCCCATTATGCGAAAATATTTGCTAATGTATCTTCCAAGCATTTTCAACAAGGATGGAAATCACAATTTGTCTGGACTTCTCTTTATAAGTATTCTATTTTCGTGCACATACTATGGAATTAATTTTGTTCTTAACCAATTTGTTTTAGAATCTGAATAATCAATAATTTCATGTAAAAAAAGATTTTTTATGTTTTATGTTTTTTTATGTTTTTTTATGTTTTTATGAGATTTTTATTGGTTTTGGTTTGTAGTTTTGTATAGGTGTGATACGGTTACCACCACCCAGATTGTTCGGTTGATTGTGCGTTTTGATACCTTCTTTTGATTCCGCCCAAAAGCACTAGCGGCGAAGGAAACGCGGGGACTGGAACTGCGATTGTGATTTTGCGCGTAAATGTGATGACATTCTTCGTGACACAGTGATTCGGGTTGGGGTGCGGGATGAAATCGCCGTTGCTGGTTTGCGTCATGCGTTCAATGCGAATTGATGTTGGCGTCACATATATGATGCGACCATACTCGCGCATGCCCTTGCTCATGAATGAACAAATATCTCCAATGTGCTGATTAGCCTGTCTTGAAGTTGTAATGCGGGTATAAGTTGTCGTCGTCGCCATTTTATTCTCGTGTGTGTTCCTTGTCTGTAAACTGATAAGTATTGAAATACATTTTGAATTTTCAATTTATATTTTTTACAATGTAAAACCATGTAATATTATTGATATAAAAAAAAGAAAAACAAAATGAATTATTATTATTTTATTTTGTTTTATTTTTAAAATTATTATTTCTATTTTCTATTTTATATTTTCTCTCTTCTCTCTACTCTCTACTTTCTAACTTGTAAACCCTTTTGTACTGTGCATAATTTGATTCGCGTTTGATTCTGAAAATCCTTCTCTACCATTTCGTCTTTCTACAAATTCCAAAAATGTATACGGAACATTATGATATCCATCTGTAAATTTATAAAGGTTTTTTATAGAGATGTGACTTGATTGCAATAAATTTCCATCTGGAGATGTATTTATGATTTGGTCATTTACTTTAGAAAATGTAAATCCATCATCCATCATTGAATTTGTTATCTTTTGTAAATCATCAACTTGAAACGCAATGTGATTTATTGTGTCTTTATGTAACATGGTCCAAGCTACATATTGGTTCCAATTGTAAATTTTTAAATAATCATGGTATGAATATATTTCTCCAAATTCATTATTCTTATTTTTTAATAAATTTAATATGGAACCATCATGACATTCACCTGCATAATATGAACTGAATATACGTAATGGATATTCTCTTGTGAATTTATTATATTTATAATATTCATTTGCCTTGACATTGTATTCAGGAAAATGATATACTTCATTTTTCTTTTCATATATAGTGGTATCAAATTTATTCATTCCTTTATATAATGAACGAAATGCAATATGGTCAACGCCTAAAATACTTTTACTATATTTTTCACAAATATTGATAACTGTTTTATTTGTTTTGTTAAATGTTGCTATTTTTTGTAATATGTTCATTTATTTTTAGATATTATAGGTTATAAAAATAAATGATAAAATAATTTTGAAACATTTCTTTAAACCATTTCTCTTTTTCTGTTTCTTCTAGACCTTTTTACTGAACCAAATTTACCTTTTTTCGTAAAATAGCCATATTTTTCAAGACGCATTTCCTTTTTTGCCGTAAAATGTTTTTTTTTGCTAACAATATAACCATTTTTACTATACAATAACTTATCTTTAGTGAGCTCACCTGTGGTCATGTAAGCAGTTCCGTTTATAACTTGACTTCTTGACCCACGTATTTTTTCATACGTATTTCCTTTAATGTTGTAAAGACCGGTTTTTTTATCTCTTGTATATCCCATTTTGTATTTTTGTATAATTATGTATACTATATAATTATACAAAAAAATAATGTTTTTATAATTTATTTATTTATTATTAATTTTTATCATTTTCATTTATCTCTCTTATCCATCTCTATCACGCTTTAACAAACACTTCGGTATTCATAAGATTGGTGCTTAAGGTTTGCTTATCTTTAGTGTCGACTTGTAAACCATCGGCTAAGAATTCGTCAGGGTGACAGTCATATGGGGATATGCGCTGTGCCTTGTTGTTACAAATGAATGTTTCCCCATCAACATAAAAATGAGTCCCTTCTTTAATGGATGGCGAACGTGTAGTAAGCCAGTTTACAAATTTCTTTTTTGTTGGAAAAATACCGGCATCACCATTAGGAATAAATTTCATCCGGGAGTATGTATTATCGGCATTTCCTGCCGACTTGGTCCAGGCATTTCGCGCCGGCCACTTGGATCCATATTCGCGTGTATATAAAATAACAGGTTTACTGATATGCTTTGCGGCATAGTCGACAGTAAACTTCCTAAAACCATTTAAAATTGCTTTGTCGGAAGATACGGCAACCCATTTATTCTTAATGTATACACGACCATCCTTGCTAATCATTCCCTCAGTGGGTGCTTTAATATCTGCCGATTTCATCCAAGCATCAGCACCATCAGCATCACCATCGCCCATATCACCTTTATGTTTCGCATCATATTCTTTCATATCTAGAACAATAATGTTTGGGTCTGCTTCCATTTGTAATACGCGAATTGATTTTGTTTTTGATTTTGATTTTGATTTGATTTTCTGAGTCTTAGAGTTAGAGCCCATCTTTTGCCATCGATGAACACCCAGTTTATTTGTTACAATTATCCACTTATTTCCATCATTGCCTTTCTTAACAGTTCCCTCTTCAAATAATGTGGCACTTTTAGATGGTCCTTTTCTAGTTGACATCTATATATATGTGTATTCTTGTATATTCTTATATATAGATATTTTTTTTATTTAATGAGACCGGCGAGATTTACGCGAGGAACTGCGACGAGTGCGCCCTTTGCTAGATTTCTTGCTAGATTTAGATTTATCTCCAATAAAAACAGAACCGAATTTTCCTTTTCCAATTGGAACCCAACCGGCTTTTTTAAGGCGGTTTTCGCGCTTTGCGGTGGCGTGTTTACGCCTTGAAACAATCCTGCCATATTTGTTGTACATGAGACTGCTTTTCGTCAATCCGCCGACAGTTTTATAGGCGGTTCCGTGCATTACTTGAGGTCTTGACCCCCTAACGACTGAATAAGAATGTCCGGAAATATGATACTCGCCATTGGCACCTTTTTTATGACCCATTATATTATATTTGTTTGTTATATAATATAAAAAGAAAAAATTATAATTCAATTTTTAAACAAGCGTAATTTATTTTCCTAAATATAAAATATTTATATGACATTATCAACATCTTGAAAAACAAATTGTTTGAGGACCTGCAACCGCCGGACCCACGCTACAATTTTGATAAGGAACATACTGGTTGGTTGACGAATAACCTGGTCCAGAACCACCAGGACATCCTGCCCATTTTCCGAAAGCATTCAAAGGTTTATTTGCAAACTGAAAACGCCCGCCATGTTGGTAACTGGACGTATTAATAAGAATTGTGTTTCTTACAAATGTTGGCACTAGACTTGTGTTTGCATTATCAAGGTTGCGTTTAAATGCTGGTAAAGGACACGGCCCTCTACACAAAGTTCTACGTTGATAAACCATATAATTAATTGATATTAATATATATATATTAAATTATAATTTACTATTTCATAAATTTTTTCATAAATTGTTTAATATATTCTTCAAATTCAAAAATTCCAATAATCTTTCCACAATTAACTGTGATAATGTTACCATTTTTTTCCATGTTACAATTTCTTGAATCATTTTGACACAAATTTCTACATTTATAAGATGTAAAATAATCACAATATACAAAATGTTTTTTAAAATCTTTATAATATTTTTTAATATCTGTTTCCATATTATTTTTTATTTTTTCAACGTCTATCACGTTGATATTATTTGATAGTATCTCATTAACATTGAGTGAACTTGAATAAGGTGTGTGTTTAACATGCGTTAGTGTATATAATTGTTTTGTTATATCTCTGGGAAATAAAGAAAAAAATGGACCATCCATTATTGTTAATGAGTCAAAATTATTTGTAAAGTTGATTCTTTTATATAAAAGACTAATGGTATTTTCATAAACATAATTTTTTTTTGATAGTTGTTGTTGATTATACGTACAATCAATTAATAAATCGCATTCAATGTCATCGTTGATTATAATCTTATTATTTAAATTTTCAATTTTATTGACTTTATAGTTCAATTTAATATGATTAATATCAATTAAGTTTAAAAAATATTTTTTTACTTTATCAGAATTAATAATCTTTTCTTTCGTATTAATCATGCCGCCTTCTATGTTATTCAAAAAAGTATTTTCAATTATTGTGTGGGTATAATCTGTATCATTTAAATATATCTGCAAGTATGTATTATAATCAATAAAAGAATCTTTTGAGATACAATAGTAATTATTATCAATAAAATCAAGCAAATCTCTGTATTCTTTTATAAATTTGTGATACCCAATTTTACATATATTTCTTGTTTTACTACATCTTGGATAATGATATCCCAAATGAAGACGATTTTGATTAAAATTTGAAGAATTATCGAAAATACTTTGATTCTTATCCAAAATTAATATTTTTATTTTTGTTGAATACAATTCTGTTAAAATTTTATAAGTATGACACCCATACCAACCAGCACCAACAATTACAATTTGTTTTTGTTTATACATTAAATAAATAAAAGTATTAGTATATTATTATTATAATAAAAAAATGTATATAAATATAATATAATATAATAATTATAATACATTTTTTAATAAATAAATATATATTTATATAATTAGTATAATTTAAATTTATATGAAGGTAAAAATTTTTACAGTAACAAAGGATGAATATGATTTAATTGAAGATTTTATTGAATTTTACGGTTATATTTTTGGTTATAATAATTTAACAATAATAGATACTGGATCAACAAATAATTTAGTTTTAGACTATTATCACAAGATCAAATGTGAAAAAAACGTTAATATTGTATTTGAAAATGGTTATGAAAATGGTAAACAGGGAGACCATTTTACAAAATACATGTCTATTGAAAAATCAAAAAACAGCTGCGATTTTTTATTAGGATTAGATACTGATAATTTTTTAATTTTACCGAATTCGAACGTTATTAATAAAGAAGATTATATTAATTATTTTAAAAATCTAAGTATAACAAATAATAAATTTTTAATACATGCCACTTTGGATAGCGTTGTTGATTTAAACTCCAAATTTTATGTAAACAATAAATATTTAAGACCGGCAAAACATTGTGAAACATTTTATAAAGGTGGTACTGTACACATTAATTTTTATAGATGCAAAAACTTTCATAAAACATGTAATGGTAATCACAGCGGAATTACAATCCCAGACCAACCGCCTCTAATGACAGATTTGACTATGGTGCATTATTGTAACACAGGAATAACTAGACTTAAAGAAAGGACAATGAACATTTTAGTTAATTACAAATATATAAATTATATTCATGACTTAAATTTTGAAACAACAGTTATTAATTATCAAAATATATGTCACGTTGTAAATATGTTGAAAGCAGGAAACCATTCTCACAATGGAATTCATAGAATTATTTGGGGATTTACATGTATTTTAAGAGATTTTGTTTATGAGTTATTTAAAAAATATGCTAGTGAAGAATATTGTACTATTGAAAATATACATAAATGCATGTACTCTAACCAATGTGTTTTACATTATATTAATGATTTCAATATGAAAACTCAATATTGGGAAAAAATTGGTGTAGAATTTGTTTCACAAACATCCACTGATTATGTATTGGGGATGTACGGTAATACTAATTTTATATATAATAGGTGCGAGTATACTGCAAATAATATGATATCAGATTTTGAATCATTTTTTAAAGATAAAAAAAACAATGACAATAATATATTTAGCAAAACTGAATTATATAATAATTGTGAACAAGCTTTACCATATGAAATTGTTCGTAAAGATATAATAACAAAATTTTTTGATAGATGATGAGAAATTAAATAATT